TCCGATCTGTGATAATCTTTTCGAATGCTTCTGCCAATTTATGAATCTGTTCAGCTCCGAGGCTTCTCTGATTATTCCATTCCAAATCCAGCCAGACCGGATGCTGCAGTTTTCGCCCGTTCAAAACTTTCACTACTTTTCTGGCTTCGCTCTGTATCTCCGCAACTGTCATGGCATAACTGTATTTATATGCTCCGGTTGGAATGTTATGTTTCTGACATCCGGAGTAATTTTTCTCAAAGCAGCTATCAATCACGTTTCCGGCTTCTGTGATCCGGAGTATTGCAAAGTCCATTCCGTAGTTTGCTACGGTATCCCAGTCGATTGCTCCCTGCCATGCCGAAACGTCTATTCCTCTTATTTCCATGTCCGTCTCCTTTCATAGGGAGAAAAGGGATGGTTTCTCATCCCCTATTCGTCTTTATTTGCCTGTTTTACAATCTGGTTCACATATGTAGAAAGACCAGCAATCAGGATTCCCTGTGTGATTGCTGTAAAGATTGCCATTGCAATATCCTGTCCGGTACCGCAGGTGCAGGTGGCAAACACATAGATCGCGCAGATTGCAATGCTGATTCCGCCAAGGATAAGCGGGATATACTTATCTTTTACTGCCTGTGCCTGTTTGAGTGCCATACCTACAAAATATAAGGCAATTGCTACTACGATGAGTTCCGGTTTTACATAATTTGTAATCTGTTCCATAGTCATTCTCCTTTTCTTTCCAGGTCTTCTATTCTATGATTCGCAACCTTAATCTGTTCCTCATGCACACTTATTTTTTCTTCCAGAGCATAAGTTCTTTTGATAAGGTTATTGTGTTCATTTACTCTTTTGGTTAGCTCTTCCAGCTTGTACTCCATAAGAGTTCGTGTCTTTTCCTGCTGTGCATTATTGCTGATCACGCATACAATTAATGTAACCGTCGCACTGATGCAGGCTGAAATGATTGTTTCCATTTCTTTTTCCTTTCTGGCAATTGCGCCGGCGCAATTTTAGATAAAATAAAAGAAGCCTCTCGGCTCCGCTCTGATTCTTCTCATAAATTTCTCCTAAACAAAAAGAGGACATTTCTGCCCTCTCTGCTTTTTAAATCGCATATTTCATGTGTGATGCTTTCACATCCTCATCCGCTACTTTGGCGTATATTGTTGTTGTATTTATATTGACATGCCCCAAAATCTTTTGTACTTCGGTGATTGGCGTACCTCTCTGCAGAAGATGTGTAGCAAGAGTGTGTCGAAATAGATGTGGTGTCAATGGTCTATCCAGTTCGGCGCGTTCCCCTATCAATCGAATGATTCTTTCAATCGCTTCTTTTTTTAATACGTTGTGGGGTCCTCTTTAGTTAATGGGTTTACTCTCAGGATCAGTTTCTTCCTTGCCAACATCCATCAACTCATTGTACTGTTCCTCAGTAATCCTGCCCGTTGCGAAGAAAATATCAATCTTATTTTTTAAATCGTCTGTCAGACCGTTTCTTTCTTTAAGTTTTAATAATGTTCTATATAACATAATCATACCTCCAATTCTGTTAATGCCACCGTATATTCGCTGTTTACATAGGCTTCTGCTGATTGTAAGTCCACATCATAGATGTAATCTCGGTTGTCGTTTAACTGTTGCTTCACATAGTTCCAACCATTAGTCATGCTAATCGGATAGTTGAATACTGTATATCCGTCAAGCTGTTCTGAATTGACGCTGATGTTTGTAGTCGGATAATATGTGGATAGTGATTTTAGAGATTTGATTTGTTCAAGCGATAATTCTTCTTCAGTTTGTGAAACTAATACATAAATTACATATGTATCTTGAACTAATTTAATTGCTGTTTGCCTATCCGTAAATCTATCATCAACAAAAATAATGCTGTTATTGCTAGGAATGTACGCATATCCGCTTTTATCAGTCCACACCGAACTTTTATACCGGTTCGATATAGGACGATGCTTTTTACTTGCATCATCAACACTGAATGCTAAATAACCATTTCCGTTTGAGTGGAGACCATGTGATGCATTTACATCTTTAACATCTTTCAAGTTTAATCGCTTTACTTTTCGATACAGTTTTCCTTTCTCAACATCCACATAATCACTAACATACTGTTGTTCACCGATTGTGACGTTGCCACCTGAATTTACAGGGATTGCGTTGAGGGTAATATTGTTAAGCGTAACAGATTGAACCTTTAATCCATCTTCATTTATTACTTTAACAGTCGGATTCACCACGCTCTTAATCTCAACTGGATTTTCGGGTGAGGGTGTTCCATCCTGTGAGAGTTTTCCATATATCATCATATCTTGAATCTTTCCATTATCAGAATCAGTAATATGAGTTTCACCCTGATTCGATGCATAGAACTTTGTAATTTTGCTTAATAAGTCTTCCTTCAGTGAAGCAACATCCTTTTTATTCTGTTCGATCTGCTTTGATGCATCCTCTACACTTTTTGCAGATTGGGCCGCATTGTCAGCAGAAGTCTTTGCACCTTCAGCTGATGCGGCAGCATTTTCCGTATTACTGGCAACAGTCTGAGTGTTTTGTGCTACTTCCTGAGCATTATTCAAAACCGTTTGGGTGGCTTCTTCTACAGTCGCTCTATCATCCGCAACAGTTTTAGCATCATTCCCCACTTTGGTTATAATTTTTTCTCCCTCAGTTTTTACGATGTTGACCGATGCATCCTGCTGATTGGTGATTGTATCTATTGCCTGTTGTTTTGTAGTATTAATCTCTTCTTTCGACTGTTCAACCGCTTCGAACACTCTACTGTCAAAGCCGGCAATCTTTTCCTCAACATGATTATCAAAAGCTGTTACTGTATTGTTGATGTTTTGTTCAGACTGAGCAGCTGCCTGTTTTGATGCTTCTGCATCACTTGCGGATTGTTTTGCCTTTTCAGCGGCTTCGACTGCTGTATTCATGTTAGATGTCGCAGTCTCCTGTTTCTGCGCTACATCTAACTGCATTTCTTCTACGGATGCCTTTGCAGCTTCTACCGCTGTCCTGTCTGCTGCAACCTGTGTTGCAGAATCTGCAAAATTAGCCAACACCTGGCCAAATTTTTCACGGGTTCCTGTGTAACCTTGCGCCACTGCATCAGCATAGGCAGTCACACATCCTAAATCTGTTTCTATCATGACATCATAACCCCCAATCTCCCTTTATCATTTATCTTAAAATCCAAACTCTGTACAATATTTTCTGTACGGGATAAATATAGATGTCCATCTTCCCGTATTTCCATACGACAGAAACCATTTTGTGTGGCAACCTGTTTTGCCTGATCTGCATAATACTTTGCATTGTCTTTATCCCGTTCTGGATAAAGCTTATGCCCATGTGCCCAGGATTCCGACTCAGTTGCTCTGGTATCTGCCATATGTGCAGCTTCTTTTGCCTGTTTTGTATACTCTTCGGCTGCTGTCAATGTATAATGAAACAGGTCTACATCCTCCGGAGATTCAAACTCTTCCGGAATCGGACGCTTATTCACTGACATTATGACTGTGTTTACAGTCTCTCCTTCTTCTGGCGTGGAAAGATAAATATATACATTTATTGCACGCCTCTGTTTAAGCGCCTCATTCGGGATATCCACGCAAGATACCCCGTCTTTGGTATATCCCGTAGTAACTTTTGCTTCTTCCAATCCTTTCCAGAAGAAATGGACCTCAAAAACGTTGGGTAGATTTAAACCATTAATCTGAAGCTTTTGACCGTAATCATACTGCCACAGTTCATCATCTATTGAAATTTCCTCATCCTTTTTCGTAAAATTCGCAATCAGCATTATTTAACCACCCCTTTCAACATTTCCTCTAATTTGTTCAGTCTTTCGTTCAATGTGTTCACTGTATTTTCCAATGTATTAATTCTTTCATTCTGATCCTGAATAACTTTCATCATTGCCGGAATCATGGTTCTGTAATTCCAGTCTTCTATCTGCCCATCCTCATTAAATATTACTCCTTCAGGATATTGTTTATACACGTCTTCCGCATAGAATCCCGGCACTGGTTTGTCTTCAAATGAGTCTCCTTCTCTCAAATAACCTTTTTTATATTGAAACCATACCACTGGAACTTTAAGGAGTTTATCCGCTTCAGAGCTATCCATATTTCGAACATGGTTTTTGTATCTTTTTGAAGAAGACGACAACTTATATACGATATTACTCGCGATGCAAAGAGTTTGATATCCCGATGAGACAGTAGTCAAGTTGATTAGTTTAAATTCGCCTGAACCGTCTGTGAATTGTCCAGATGATCTTTGAGTGTGTACCTGCATGCCATATTTGACGCTCAGAGACTTTTTATCAGATGCTTCCGCAAGAGTTACATTGCCTAATTTGATAGTACCGCCTTTTATTTGCAATCCTACACTAGTGTTCATGTTAAAATAATTGCTCGTGTCTTTATATACGCTAAATCCGTTTATTCCTATGTATACGCCTTGCGTAGTTGACGTCATGGAATTGCGGCCGCTGGTATGTATACTGCTAGACCCGACCACAAATCCGCCTATTTTTGCAACAATCGCATCAAGTGTATTCACGTCGATAAGATCGGCCGTTATGGTTTTAGACTTTATGTATTCGCCATTAATGTACAATTTCCCGTCTGAGCCATAGGCTATAAGTTGACGATCGCCATTGTCAGTCAGAGCGTTAAAAACAGCTTCTCTTGTCACTTCTGCATCCGCAAGTACAGATACGCTCAACATCCCGAGGATGACTCCGGAAGAATTTCCGACAGTACATCTGATGGCAGTGGTTCTGTTAGTTATCCTATCCCATGCGGAGAATTTCATATCTATTCCCACGCCAGTTCCAGAAATAGCGTTCCATGTGCTTCCGTCTTCTGTATACTCAAACGTCCATCTACCGGAAATGTTTTGTTTTCTCTCCTCTGCTCCTGTCTGCGAATACAAATGAAACACCAGCGGAGAAGGCGAATAATCATATCCGCCAGAGCTGTTTGAACATCTTTTGATCGTTGTTGTTTCACATTCAAGGTAATAAACAGTGGCATCTTTTCCGTTCGTACCGTTCCCGCCAGCATACTGTTTTGCAATATTAAAGCGCTTGGTTATTGTTATTCCGTTATAAGTCGTTGAAAAATCAACCCATCCAATGTCTTCGGACAAGCTCTTTACGGAATAAGTGTGTGTACCTGAAGACCACGTGCCTGTTATGTTTTCTGTCGAGTACGATATAGCTGCTTCTGATGTAACATCCGATTCCCCATAAAAAACCTGTACTTTTACCTCGCATCTTGGAAAACTTGAATAGTTTCCATCTGCATTTACCGGAATTGCCTGATACTCACTTGATAACTGTATAACCAACGGAATTGCTTTCTTTATTTTTTCATCAATAGTATCTCCAGCAATATCTTCTACATCCTTGCCACCTATAGTAAGAGTTTTGGCGGCAATCATGACATTGCCATCATTATCAATATAAAATGTTGTTTTATTTTCCTTATCAGTGACACTCATGCCTTTTCCATTAATAAACTTACCGGCCAAAACGCCAGACAGGATATAGCTTGCATTTATATACAGTTCACCGTCCTGAATATAAATACCTTTATTTTTCCCATTGTTGGTCAGCTTATTGAATATTTCTGGCTGTCCAAGGCTATTATCGTAATTGTCAATAGCATCCTGCACATCGTTACTGTCTACATATCCCGGGAAAATCCAGTCTGTCGAAACGAATGTTCCGCTTTCGCGTGCAGTCTTACAGATTTTGACCTTTCCTTTCCCGTCTTCCATGGACGTTACCCACATGTCGCCTTCGTCATATGGCGGAGTGGGTGTATTGACAAAGACTCTTCTTTTATCGTCTGCTGTGTCCTTAGCAGTAGCTGCATCTTCCAGGGCTTTCTGTATCTCCGGATCCTGAAAAGCTTCCCAGATATAATTTTCTCCGTCCTTGATAAAACGGAAAAGCTTCTTTGTATCTGTATTATAAAAAAGATCGTTTACATGCTTGTCTTTTGTTTCTGCATCTGTCCATTCTTTTGCCGGAAGATTTGTCAAATCTGGATCATACGCCCCAAAATATTGAGTATTAATGTCTTTTGCAATATCATCAACTACTGTAGTGACATATTTTTTCGCAGAGTCCTGTGCGATTTCTTCAACATCTTTTCCAGTGATCTTAAGTGTTGTCGCATTAATATAGACCTGTCCGGTATCAATATCCGCCCTGAAAAGGGTATCTCCATCTGTATCTTTTACAACAAGAGCTCCTGTATTGATCCAGTCTGCATTAATTCCGATACTATTCAGAATTTTCGTAATCATAGTACCATCTACGAGAAGACCCGCATTCCATGTATTACCGCCATCTGTGCTTACTGCCCATCCTTTTCCATTAAGTTCAAATACAACTTTTGATTCCTCCAGCGTCGGATGGTCACACATATAATATATTTTACTTCCATCCTCCAGTGTTTTTATAACCAGATAAAGGCCCACCTGTTCTTTCATGGCTTTTGTCAGCTGCTCCATGGCTTTTTCCCATTCGGTTTTGTTTTTTGATAAGCCATTTCTAAACTGTTTATACAGTTTTGTTGCTTCACTGTATCGTGTAGAAGATAATCTTTCAGGGGATTCTGCACTACTGGTAATTGTCTGTGTACCGCCACCATTGTACTGAACTCCAGTAATAATAGTCCGATACATATTATTCTTTCTGTCTATTACAAGTCCTATATCACCAGCCTCTGTGGATGGATCACTTTGGCAAATCACATTTAAAGGTCTGAACTGAAGTCCTGTAAGTTTTTTCCCGACAGATTCTGCTATCTTGCTTCCATTTCCACCTTGGATCAGTTTATTTCCTGTAATCTCCAGAACATATCCGTCTGCTCCGTACTGATAAATTGTCTCCGTCTTTCCGGAAGATTCTGTTTCACTTTCTTCGGTAACCCGGACTCCTGTTACCACCACATCATCTGTTTCAACTGAGCTTCCGCTTTTCATGGTATCAATTTTGACTATTCTGTTATTGTTCTGCATATCTGATGCCGACAATCCGAGCAGTGATGTATCGTACCATTTCAAAGTCAGTTGTCCATCATTATTGATTCTTGCGTATTTGCAGGCAATCTGTGCGACCCATTGGATTATCTGTCTGAATGTCAGCGCTGAATCGTCAGGCCTGCTCTCCACTGTCAGATCAGAATTATCAAAGGTTGCTGTATCAGCAGCCAGCGGAACATCACAATAAGTGCATGCATCCTGTAAGATTTCTCTCAGTGTGACCGGATATGCCAGTTTGCTTTTGGTATATGGCTGGTCAAAAGACAGCATTTTGTCAAAGGCTGATACTGTCACGGTATCACCTGTATCTTTTCCAGGTTCTGCGTAAAATGTCCCCTTATCCAGCCACTCCACTGTTCCATTCACTTCCAGACCAACTTTTGCACTTAGCTCAGCTCCGGAAAAATTCTTTTTCGTTAATTCTCCGTCTGTATTGTTGATCTTAACAGTAATCTGTTTTGCAATAGCTGAACCAATATCAAAGCTGCTGTTATTTGATGTCTCATCTGTAATTTCAAACTGCAAGAGTTCTGTATCTGCTGCTGTCTTTATACTGCCATCCGTAAAAGTAATTCTTACCTGATTATGAATTACTCTGTTTTCTTTGATTGTATTTTTATATGCATTTGATGTATTGATCATTTTGTTACCTCTGCACTATGTCAACCGATGCGCTTTTGTAATAAAATATTCCATCACTCAGCCATCCAATCTGTTCTTTTGATAATGTTCCCCTATACGACTGTATCGTAATATCGATTCCGTCATCACGAAACGAAAATGGGAAATACCCCGGAACCAATGTGTTTTTTATAACTGCCATCTGCGTCTCCGTAAGTATTCCCCATTTAATTGATACTGTTTTCTTTTCTGCTACAGGATCACCTACCATATATCCTGCTAATGTTCTGCCTGTGTCAGAAGTCCATATTATCTCGTCATTTACTGTAATACTCGTTGGAGCAGGGAGCGTAACGCCCCCTGACCATAAAATTTTTCTTGCCATCAGCCTACTCCTACTGTGTTGTATCTGATATCAATAATTTCCTGTGCTGTCTTGCTTGCTTTTGCGATCTGTGTACTATCAAGATAAAATCCCATTTCTGACAGAGCTGCAACAATACGCATAACCGCATTATTGATGATCCTTTCGAACTCATCCCTGGTAATCCCATTTCCGGATACGGCTCTGGCTGCTTCAATCGCCATCTCACGCAATTTATTCTCCGGTGAGACGATTTCGCCCTGATGAAGGTTATCACCAATCATTGCCAGCTGCGGCGTGTTCTTCTGTACAAATCCACCTTCTGCAAGATGAGGTATAGTTGGTACTCTTGGAAGGGACAGACCATAGTGTCCGTAATGCCGGGTGCCTGTAATAGGATTCTTGAAATCATAGCTGAATGAAAATGCGCTCTCTATTGCCGATAGACCAGAGTTAAGTTTTTCCATCAGGCTGTTGATAATGTCAATAACTACATTCAGTGGTGTCTTAGCCAGAGTTATTAATCCGTCAAATATTCCACCAAATATGTTTTTGATACCTTCCCATGCCTGTGTCCAGTTTCCTGTAAAAACACCCGTAACAAAATCAATGATTCCGTTAAATACCTGTTTTATATCCGACCATATCCGACTTACAGATTTTCCAAATGTGTTCAGTATTGTTTTGAACGTTTTAAAACTTCCCGACCAGGATACTTCAAAGATTCCTTTTATAAAGTCAATAAATGGCTGAAAAATATGTTCTTTCACATATTTAAAAATTGATTCAGCAATAGTCTTGAATCCCTCTATGATTTCTTCAATTCCCTGCCAGCATTTATCGAAATCTCCAGTAAAAGCACCCGTACAAAAATCAATAAATCCTCCCAGAATATCCGTGATTCCTTTGATCACATCACCTGCAACAGCCAGAAGATCAAGAATCTGGTCTCCGATGTTAGCAATAATCGGTCCTAAAATAGGTAAAATAGTTGCAATAATCCAGTTGATCACAGGTACCAGGAGTGTTTCCCATAATGCCTGTAAATTCTCAAAAATCTTGCCAATCAATTCGATAACTCCATTAAGTGCAGGCTGTATATGTTCTGCCCACACTGTGCTGAACTTATCTGCCAGATAATCCAGGACAGGAACAATGTATGTATTGTATGCATCAAGAAAGGTACCTACAATATCTGAAATCCCCTGTGCAAGAGAATCCATGAAAGGTTTTACATATTGATCGTACGTTTCAGATATCTTTTCAAATGTATCTACAACCGCCTGGTGCAGGGTATTCAGAACTATTTCAATCGGAACCAGTGTATTTTCGATTGCTGTTTTTATCTTGTCTACATTCTGGGTAACAGGCAAGATAAAAATCTGTTCTATATCCCTTGTAAATTTCAAGAGTACCTCGTAAGCTCCAAGAACTCCATCGGCAAAAATTCCTATAATGTGTCCTGTAATGCTTTTGGCTGTTTCCCCGGAAAATACATCGAAGATGTCAGCCAGAGCAACATAGAAATCACCTTCTAAATCTGCAATTTCTGCTCTGATATCGAAAATAGATGCCAGTTTTTCCTTAATGTAATCCTTGCTTCCTGTGAGATATTTATCAAATCCGCCAATCAGGTTGTCGGCTATGGTCAATCCTATTCTTGCAAAGGAACCAACCATTTTCCCAAAGCATAATGCCAAAGAGTCTAAGAGATGATTCGCTGACTCGACGACAGCCGGATCTGTAAATATTTCCTTGAGTGTTTTTCCTATATTTTTGATACTGTCATTGATGGACTTTATTTTCTTCTGGGAATCCCCGAAACCAATCCGAAATCCTTTTTTGAAGATATTAGCCAGTTCTTTACAGCGTTTCAGAAGTTTATCCAGGCTTTTATTGGTTTTATCAATAGTTGTATCTCCTTCTGCCAGTTTTCCAAAATCAACAGCATCTCCCAGATTGACTCCGGGATTTCCTGTGCCACCTGCTGTGCCAGAATCCGAATCAGATTCTGTATCAGATGGACTGTCCAGCTTTTGGATCTGGTCAAATCCCATCAGAGAGCGCATCTCTTTTGCTGCTTTTTTCGCAGCATTTCCGGCTTTCTTCGTAGAATCTGCCATGTTGTCGGCAGACTGGGAAGCATCTTCCATGCCAGCTCCCGCATCAGCTGCCGCTGCGCCTGTTGATGCGATCTGGCTTGTTCCGGATGATTTATTGCCTGTTATCAGCTCCGTAAAGCTTTTGAATGCATTTGCCAGAGTTGCTAATTTCCCGATCAGAGTATTTACCGCTTTGATGATGGGAGTAAATAAATTGATCAGTCCCTGTCCAATCGTTGCTTTTAGAGAATCAAACTGTAGCTTCAGGATACGGACCTGATTCGCCCAGCTTCCAGATGTCCTTGCGAAATCCCCGGAAGCTGCTGACAGTTGCTTTTGCACAAATGAATACCGTAAAGCTACTTTCTCAGCTTCCGTCATCTGCGATGTGGTCTTACCGAATCCGTTTGCCAACGCATAACTGTCAAGGGCTGTCTGAGTCATTACAACGCCCAGATCCTTTAAAGACTCTGTCTCACCTGTAAATACAGATTTAAGCTTTGTGTAAGCTTCGTCCTGACTCAGATTATAAAATGAAGCTACATCTCCGGCTAATCCGGTCAGAGTGGAACCCATATCGTAAGCCTGCTGTTCTGTGAATCCAAAAGCTTTTGCCATGGCTCCAAATGTACCAGTATACTGTTTCGCCATAGTCTCCGAGAGACCGAAGCTCTGTGCTGCAGACTTTGCAAATTCATCGACCTTTGCAGTCATATGAGGAAACGTCACATCTACTACGTTCTGGACCTCTGCCAAATCAGAGCCTAATTCCAGACACTGTTTACCAAAGTCAATTAATTTCTTGGTTCCAAAAGCTGCTGCCAGTGCAACACCTGCTTTTTTTGCCAGTTTGGTAATGCCGTTCATCTGCTGCTGGAACTGGTTCTGGTTTACTACAAGATCAAGTGCAATCTGTCCTATACTTGTTGCCATATGTAGTTTCAGTCACCTCCTAATCCAGCCATTCGTAAAAAGGCATTTTTAAATCCATCCATAGCGATATCCATTTCCTGTTTTGATATGGATTCAGCCACTACCTTTGCATGTTTTTCTTTCCATTCATTTCTGATCCGATGCTGTTCCTTTGTAAAAGTCTTCAGAACTTCTTTATCATCCTCTGCACGTATTGCGATAATCCTTCCAAGCGCTGTTTTATTGTCAATTCCCACGAGCATCTGTTTAAACTCTGTCCATGACATTTTGTGTATTTCTCTCGACAGTCTCAGCCCATACTGTGACTGGAAGGAAGATACGATCAGGTCATAATCTTCAATCAGGTCATAGTATGGGTCAAAGCTTCCCCCGCAGTTTCTTCCTCTCCTACAATAAGTTTCTGGGCTTCCATGACAATTGTCGTTAGATCATTAAAGCTGAGTTTCATTTTTTCAATCTTTTCCTGGCTCTCCTCCGGGAGCATTAAATTGTACAAATCCAGAATATCTTTTGCTGTAGCATTTTCTGAAGTAAATTCTGAATATTTTCCCATGATCTTTAACATGGTTGCTGCATCTGCGTTTACTTCCAGTTCCTCTTTACCAATGATCAGAGATGGATTGCCATCCAGTTCCAGTTTTTCTGTAATATTTACTTTTTTCGCCATTATTCTTCTCCTTATACAGCAGGTGTTACAGTCGGCTTACCATTGCTGATCGCATCAAACTCTAATGCAGCTACACTTGTGGAATCTCCACCACCGCAGTTCTTAACGTCAAATACAGCAGCGTCCCAGGATACAGTTGTCCCATCCGGGAACTCCCATTCAAAATATCCTTCTGCATCATGTCCGTTACTGAACTGTTTTCCTGCAATGTAGTCGTTTCCTGTATCTCCAATGTTTCTCTTTCCACTGAGAGTGATGGTAACCGCCTTTGCAGTCATCAGGGCTCTCTGCCAGCCTTCCTGGTCCATAGGTGTCCAGGTTTCCACACCATTAGAAAACTCTACGGAAAATGTCTCCATATCTGCAATGGTTGTCGCTGATTCCTTTGTCTTTCCAACTTTGAACTTGTTATCAAGAACCGGAAATACATTTGTTTTTCCTGCGAATTTCTGTAAATTCATCTGTAAAACTTTGCGTTTCATTCTGTTTTCCTTTCTTCTCATAGATAACAGCCGCCTCTATTACCATTTCACAAATTCCGACATCGTTCGTTCCAACATCCTGGATTTCATAAAGTGGCTGTATAAATTTAATGGTTTCATCATTAATCGTTATATCCCTTGCCCGTCTGAGCACTTCAAACAGCTCTGTAGCTGTTTTTTCGGTATCCCTTGGAGATTTGTTCCAATGTATCAGCAGAGTTACATATTTCTGCCCGTATCCCTCATGAGCGGGGCCTCCAAGTGCTATGTGGTGTGGATACTGATGCTTGCTGTTGTATACTCCAATGGATTTATCTTCCTTATCCGGAAGTTTTCCCATGTATACGCGTTCAGCCAATTCAAGGGAAGCTATATAGTCTCTTACATCTGCTAATGTCATATTCCTGTCAGCCTCCTGTAGATTCGTTTAAATGCATTTGTACAGTAATCTGCCTCTCTTCCTCCCGGAATCCAGTCTTCATACCATTTTCCTTTTGCGTTCGGGTTTTCGTCTGTATGGAAATGATATTCCGGATGAAAATACAGCCTTCTGGCATATGGAGTTGATGATACTATGGATACTTTCCCCTGTTTGCTTTTGGAAGTATCCACGAACGTGCTTTCATTCTGCAGGTTTCCGGTATCTCTCGGGAAAACCTGAGCCTGTACCACTTCTGTGTGAAGCGCTTCTGCCGTCTGTTCCAGAGTCTTCACCTGCATCTCTGAGAGTTCTCGGATTTTAGGAAGATTCAATCTCGCTGTTGAATTTACCCGGATCATATTAACTGAACCTCCGTATAATTTACTGAACCGTCAGAATTTCGTGCCTTTGTTCCCTGTTCGATCTGTCTTTTTACGTCAAATATGACAGCCTCACCACCGGATATGACTGGAAGTTCCGGGCATATGTCCCCGCAAAACAAGGCTGTTCCTGTGATCTTGATCAGCTTCTTTTCAGCAGTCAACACTGTCCGGGCTTTATCCTGATAATTACATTTTCCTGAATACTGTATAGGTTCCAGCGGTTCTCCGTACTCATTTAAACCTTCTCTGTCAAGCGACAGGCTGATATCTGTTTTACATAACCGTCTGGGTACCAGACATGGATATTTCATATGATCACCTCGCTAATTGGCAACAAAGGCCGGTTTGGCAGAGAAGTGTATAGTCGTCTCTCTTCATTGCAATGCCTTTTCCTGTAAATACATTCCATGAACTACCAAACTGGGCAGATACGCCGTTAATGCTGTAAGAGGACAGGACACTGCTTATTTCGTCTGCGTTCTCATACTCAAATTCTGCCTGTCTGCATATAACTTCCCGGATAATTTCCTGTTGAAATTCCGTAAGATTTGAAAATCCCCGGCCTACAATCCTGTTGTAGGTCAGGGAATCTACATGTCTGCTTGCCTGCTTTAATGCTTTTTCTATTTCATCTTCAGGTATCAGAATTCCTTCATAGGTATCCAGATAATAGCTTTCTGTTGCATATGATTTATATCTCATATGACGCCCTCCGATCAGGCACCAACCTCTGTTGTGTCTACGTCAACATAGATACTGTCAATTTTGCCATCACGTCCATTCGGGAACACGAATACATCAGAAAAAGATCTGTTCTGATACAGGTATCCGTCTCCTTTGGTGTGTCCGCCTGGCTCAAAGTAATAAATACTGTTAATCTTTGGTACGGTTTTGCAGGTCTGGCCGCAGGCAACCAGCACATTGATCTTGTGTGCTCCTGTCACTCCGGATGCTTTTTTGAGTGGCTCAAATCCGCCGCCTTCCGGTTCCCAGTTGAATGCATCATAGAAGCGCTCATCATCAATAACTTCCATGATCGGCACGCCATCAATCTCAGTCACTCTGGTTTCAATTCCAAGACCACCTTCTGCAATCTGGGTCATTTCAATCTTTCTGGTGAACTCTGTAGACTGCTCCAGAGCATCCATAAGCTCGCTGCGAACATACATAAGCAGAGAACCATTTGCTTTGTATCTTCTGAGTTTTCCTTTTGCAAGGATATCTTTGAGCATACCGAAAACTTTTGCCTTTGTGTATGCGGATGTTGCTGTGGATCCATGATATTCTTCTGTCTTCTGAGCTTCCTGAGCCACCTTGGAGAAGAACAGTGCATCTGTTTCCGGAACTACCCATGTCTGTTCAAACACGCGGGAAATGTTCTGGATGGAAGCTGTAGCATTTGTCTCATCCACATCTGCTTTATCTACCATAAATTCAACATCACGGTCGTGTGTCAGTGTATATGGTACATCTTTCTGTTCATAAGAACCAACATTCCAGCCGCCTTTTCTATTGTGGTTCTTATATCCGGATGTGCTCATCTGGGTAAAATGGAATGTCTTGGCATCGAGCCATCTAACATTGCTGGTTACAAATGGAGATGTCAGGGTTCCCTGCATCAGGATTTCAAGGAGCTCCGGGCTCCACTGTTCTGCATAATTTAATGCCATAGTTTATACCTTCTTTCTTTTAATTCCAGCGATTCCAACGTTTTGTTGGTACTGCTGTCTGGTTTGTAGTTGTCTGAGAATGCTGTGCCGGATTGCCGCCAGTTCCTACCTGAGTAAAGCCGGTCTTTCCGTCAGCCTGTGGTTTCAAAGCCGGAACAGCTTCCAATACCGTATTAAGTGCTGTTTTCAGTGCTTCTTCGTTAATCTTCCCATCCTGTCCTGCTGCCTGACTAAGATCAGCCATTTTCAAGACGTATGGAATTGTCTTTGCATCAAGTCCCAGGGATACTGCCATCATTGTAGCTGCGTTTTCAACCTTTGCGGCCTGCACTGCTGCCTGTGCTGCTGTCAACTGGTTCTGAGTCTCTGTGATCTGACTCTGCAGTCCTGCCACATCAGGAGTATTTGCCGCCTGTTGCTGTTTGAATGATGCAATTGCCTGGTCCACCTGCTCCTTTGAAAGCCCCTGCTGTTTAAAATAGCCTTTTAAAACAGATTCCTCTGTTACGCTCTGCTTTCCTGCAATCAGACTGGCCAGTTTATCATAATCAAACTGTGGTGTCTGTTGTGTTCCTGCTGGTGGTGTTCCGCCTTCCGCTCCTGAACCTCCTCCACCGTCACCAGTTCCGCCTTCTGCAAATGTCTGCAGGTTCATTGATAATTTGCATCTGAATCTCTTATACATTTTTACATGCTCCTTTACAGTTTTTTATGTGCTGTCTGCACGAATACAGTTTTACGTGTGTCTCACATGAACAGTTGTTAGCCCGGTGTCTCCGCGTAGTTTTAAGCCTTCGGGCATAAAAATAAGGCGTTTCACCCTACGCCTCAGCGGGAGATTCTGGATCACCGCCTTTCTGTTCTGGGATCTCTTTTGCTACTTTTAATGTTATAAGATATTTCCCTCTTTCTTTTGATACTGAATATTTGTCTCCGACCTTTCGAAGTTTCAGATTGTTTTCTTTATCGTAGAAATTATGGATAACTTCGATTTTCATGTTCTCACCTCCCTCTGTTGTGCCGGCGCAATTTTAAAAAAGAGTATAAAAATACCACCTGCCATTTCTGACCGATGATTTTTATATTGCACTTTTGTGAATATTGTTGTAAAATCTTTATAAGATATCTTAACAGGGAGGAATGATACCTGACCCCCACATTTTGGGTTGGGCCATCATTTCTCCCTGTTTCTTTTATATATCTTTCTTATTTTTCCATCTTTGATCACAATGATTTTCTGTACAAACATAGTGTGTCTTGACCAATATACCTCTTCTATCTGCCGGATAATCTCATTTTCATCTAATGGGCTCTTGGAAATATCAAGTATAAAGTTTGATGCCTGTCTCTTCTTTTTGGCAATTGCGTTATACACCAGGTTTTTGCTCGTCCCAGATAATTCTTTCAAATCAAATGCTTCATTCCTAAATATGTAATCTGGTGTAGATATTCCCTGTGGATTCAGTACCCTGGGAACCATAGATATTTTTCCTCCAAGCTCTTCCTTTAGTAACTCAGCAATTCGTCGTTCTTTATCAGAATAATCCAATAAAACATTTTTCCCATCCACTGTATATACAGAATCTCCAATTTTATATTGACGTATTTCTTCAATATCATAAGAATTCGGTGTTGCTGTTTTTTTCCATTCCTCCGTAATATCTTTAACACCTTGCAGTTTCTCCAAATCCCTGAAGTCTATGTGCTCTCGGCTGTCTACACTGCCCGTTCTCATCCGGACATGTTTCCATTCTTTTTGCTTTTGCTCATATTTTTTCTGGTTCTCCGGATCCAGAGAGAATTGTGACAGCCTATTGTATTTCTTTTCCTGGCGTTCAGCATATTGCTGACGTTCCCGCCTGGCGTTTTTTTCTGCAAGGTTGTTGAGCTCTTCTCTGGTATATTTCCCATCAGGCGGAGTACTGACTCCTTCAATATAGGTCGTATGGCTATCACGACATCGGGGATGATAAAGTCCTGCTGCTATGGCAGCACTTATCAGCGGGTACTTAATTCCTGTCATGGGAGATACTCCGTCTTTCGGACCTCCGCTCCATACATCATCGATCATGACTTTTCCCACGAATGGAACACACAAAGGACAAGGACAGCCGCTGCCACGTTTATTGATAATCACTGTGTACACGCCCCATTCCCGGCGTTTCATTCCCTCACCCTGCAAGTATGCCCTTTTGGCTGCTGTTCGGATTGCCATATCTGCATAGTCTGCAAGGGTATGTCTGGCACCATTGGCATATTCTACACAGTTTAGACCTGCCTTAAGGAAATCCTTAGTTGCCATATCCACAGCTTTTTCATAGGTTCCTGCACCGGTATTGGCGTATACCTGAGCATTATAAATAATTCTCCGATATTGATCATTAGCCATGCGAAGCACTGCAATTTCTGCTTTCTTCATGTCATTTGTTGTAGCTTTGATCAGAGCCTCCAGCTTCCGATCATTCAGCTTAAAAAATTCTGCATTACCTCCCTTGCTTATTTTATTTGCCGGAAAGCCTTTTTTTATGGCATTCAGAATAGTAATCTCCTGCTGCATATTTCCTTCTGCTCTTGCAGTCCGAATCAGCTCCGCTATCTTTGCATTGATGTCCTTAAACTGTTTGCCATATTTCTTTTGATTATTATGTTTATATTCTTCCAGGGATTTCAACATTTCTGCCTGCCACATGGGCCATTGTTTGTCTTCGTCAATTTCTTCCTGCTTATGAGATTCCATATTGCGGATCATGGATGCTATGAGTTCATTCTCTATAGCTTCAAAAGCAGCTCCAATATCGTATTCATCATTTATCCTTGCCATTAGACAATACCTTGAATCCTTGAGACTTAAACTGTCGTGTCAGTTCCTTCAATTTTGTAATGCTGTCGCAATGATCACATCGAAGTTCCGCATAATCTTCTCTTTCGATAGCATATATTCCCTGTGTGACCTGCTCTTTGGCGATTTTAAGAAGTCCTTGGTATTTTTCTCTATTCATCCGGTATATTCGGTTGTTTACTTTAACCTTCACCTGATCCGCCTCCTGTATCTACTTCAAAATCACCAAGTTTCATGTTGATGGACGGTTCTTCCAGATCCTGTATGCCCTGTTCTGCTTTCAGACGGGCTATCTCTTCTTCTTTGCAATGTTCATCCAGACTATCGCCATAAAGTTCCTCTACGCAACGTTCAATACTCATGATTCCACCCTGTTTTGCTTTCGTCACAGTTTCCACCTGACTCTCAAAAGAAGGGTTAGCGTATTCTCCAAATGGAATATTTACATTCACCTCTTCTACCTGCTGTCCATGAAGAATGTTATTTGCATTGATACACATCCCTACCACGGCCGGAAGTGTTTCCTGCATTGCTTCTACGATGGAATTTCTGGTGTAGAGTGTTGTCTTTTCTTTTTCTCTCTGAGCTTCGGCATTATCCAGTTTCTTAGTATCAATTCCCAGCGTTGACGGGCTGATCACTCCATGCAGACACAGGTCCAGCGCAGTTACATAAGATGCCAGATAGCTTTCATGCGGGATAACAGGCTGTTCTGTGATAATCTGATTGCTCTGTCCTTCTCTCATGTCTCCGTCTGCAGAAAAATAACGGTTATCGAAAGGATTAGGTCTGACAAGCTCGCCTGTTTCCGGATTATGAGGTATCAGGCATTCTGGTACATAAGTCTTTGCCCTTCCTGACCTTAATGCGTCCATCCATTGGCTCCATGTTTCGTCCAGAGAATCAAAATTATCAAGCTTTCCATCAAAAATACTTCCGCCTCTGCCCTCATACTTCGCAGATTCGTAGATCATAAATGGCTCTGCAAGAATTACTGAATCATCAAATGTAACGTCTTTAAGATTTTCTGTAGCCTTAATCGTTTTAATGTCCACAAGTTTGTTTCCCCGATATAGTTCATTTATGATGTATCCATATCCGTATCTTTCATTCAGAACATACGTCCTGCCTTTCTCATGGTACGGGGTTTTAAATACTATTTCGCGGATCCTGTCTCTCTGATAAACAAATTCCACTTTGTCTCCCGGGTACCATTCTATAATCGGGTAATCACTGAGTTCTGTGTCAATGACTGCTTTAAAGGCTCCATCGCCAATATATAATGTTTCTTTCAAAGCGCTTTCTATCTTTTTCCGAAACCGGTTTTCTTTTCCCATCTCTTTCCATAGCTGTTCCTGAGCTGGTGACTCAAACTCAAAGTCTTCCATATCAGGAAGGACCGCTGAAGAAAGCGTGCGTACGATTAATCCCGGCAGACCTGTATGTATCTTTCTCATATCCATTCCAGGAGTGCATCTGCTTGCCCAGAACTTATGTCTGTCTGCATATTCCTGATTCTGCTGATAGAACTGTTCCAGTTCATTTCCGTCTCCTCTGTACCAGATTCGGTTGCGGATCGCATGTCCCTCGAAATCCAGTATCTCATTAATCTGGAAATTATATGGATTAGCCGGGAGCACATTCAGCCAGCTCCGAACTGTCTTCTTTATATTCTCGTTTAATTTATCCATCCATTTCACCTTTTCGTTTCCTCCGTTTCGAAACCGATTATATTCCGATATGGGATCCAGCCATACTGCTGGGAGTTGATCGTATGGTCGTTTCGGTCTTCCGGGATATCTTTTTCCTCATCCCAGGAATATTTCTCCAATTCAGCTATGTGATTGGTGCATGTATCTACAACCAGATAGCAATCCTGTTGGATCCATCCAAGTTGAAGCTTGATTCTATCCAGAATCTCTACTCTTTTGTAAGATTCTACAAAGTTGTACATACAGCCATGAAGACGTTTGTACTTTCTCAATTCTGTGATCGTAGCAGCATCTGCACAATCAACAAAGGTATCTTTTGCAAATCCCCAATCCTTTCGGCATTTCTCCAAAAACTCTATGAATTTTACAGCTGTATCGGAAGGAGCGAGCGGCTGATCCAGATCTTTATTGCTGTATACTTTTTCAGCCAGTGTGATCAATCTCCTGTCCCCTGTAATTCCCTGGAACATCATTGCGATTGTATCCGGAGACTTTGAAGAGTACGAAGTATCCAGGCCACAGGTGAACTTTTTGAATTTCAGCTTTCCTGCTGCCATCTGGGCTTTTACCCATTTCTTTGAAACGACATGCTGTTTTCTGCTGAAGTTCGGGAATATCAATCCTGTTGCTTTTCCTCGCAAGCCCTGAATCTTGTTTTTCCAGATCTTTGTTCCTTTCGGTGTATTCTGGATAATCTGCTGCTTCTTCTCTTCCGGAAGTCCGGCATTATCGTCAAAAGAAAAGAACCAATGGACCCATCCGGGTTTTGGTTCTTCTCTTAGTTCATCTTTTATTTCCTGTGGTGTGCTGTCTGCCCATTCCGGCAAAGGTCTGCTGCAATTTATGTATTCTTTGTATACGTCCAGAGTTGGATCATCCGGGTTGAGGGTTGCCATAAGATAATCACAACGCATGGATGCCTCACGCACAAAGTCGATGTCTGCTGTATTAACTTCATCGATATATAGGCAGCCATACTGTCCGCCTAAAGCTTTCTTCCATTTCTTTCTGTTACCATAGCCAAGAACGTATATTGTCTTATCGCCTTGTGGGGCATGAAACAATAAATGGGGAATCTTATCATCTTTTGTTCCAGATCCGTTGTACTCTACCAAAATTCCAAAATCATCCAAAATCCCTAAATCTTTATTGATGATATTCTTTTCTGCTGTTCCTGTATCGTCCGCTGCGAGAATATGCAGTTTCTTTGGAGATTCGGCAACTTTACACATGAATTTAAAAAGTCCTACTGTTGTTTTCCCTGCTGCCGTAGTCAGGTTCCTTCAAGAAATTCTACCGGAGCACTGCAATGTAGAAATGCTTTGTATTTATCTGATAATACTAATCTCTGAGAACTCATGAAGGTTAACCACCCCCTCGGAGCTGCTCCAGGATGTCTCCCAGTTTCTTTTTCTCTTCATCCAATCCGGATACTTCCAGTTTATCCTTAAACATTCCCAGGTGTCTTCCAAGAAGTTCCAAGGCCTGCTCTTTATTATTTAATTTCACTTCAATACCGAATTTGCCCTCTTTTATCCCGGCAATAGCTCTGATCTGCTGCTCATCCAGGTTTGCTGTGTCTTTTATGTTTACCTGCCCGTCTTTAACTTCTGCATAGTCTGTAGCTTTAGCAAAAGCTATGGCAGCCAGTTCTTTCAGTACCCTGTCCTGAGTGATTTCTGTCCGTTTCTGGCGCTCTTGCATCCTTTCTTGAATATAAGCTGCAACCTTAACATTTCTTAACATTCTGGCTGCTGCTGCCGCTGCTGTTTCGTCTTTCTTTACAGATGGATATGCTACCCGGTAAGCCCTTGTGGCATTTAAGTCTATCAGGTATTCATCTGCAAATATTTTCTGCTTTTTTGTCACTCAGACTCACCACCTCTCATTCGTTTCGTTTTTGAGTATAGAAAAAGCAGCCCTGAAGGCTGCCTCTTCTTAAATCTTACTCTTTGTTATAATTTTAAATTATATTTCACTGTTCCTTATTGAATGTACCCATATATTTTACACTCATGAACAATTTATTCTTTTTCTGAATTCAAAACAGTCATTTCTTCTGATCGATTACATGTCTTTTTTTCTACATTACATATTTCTTTGAAATCTTTACAAATTTTTTCTTCAGAAATGCCCGATAGATGTAAAGATAATTTTACAAGCAAGCAATCTCTTACATCATCATTTTTTACCTGTTCACACAGTTTCATTGCCGCTTTAACATTTGAATCTTTTGTTAGTTCGCTAAAAAATTCTGTTATTTTTTCATTTGCTCTATTAGACAATCCGTAAAATAAGGCTGAAACCGCCTCAATAACTACTCCTGAAACTATTCCCGGCCATTCCACATTGTCTAATCCAGTACTATGCCGTATTGCAACCACAATAATAACAAATCCAGCAATGCTCCCCCAAAAGCTGAGTCTAAATGCCCATTTAGATTGGCTTAATCTTTGTTCATGATATCCTTTTTTTGCATTATCTGGAATCCAATTATCTTCAATTTGGAATTCTGTTTGGGGTTGATTTTTATTAATTGAACTACTGCTGTCTAAATTAAAGCTTGTTATTTTATCATCTCTCGGTAACATGTATTACTCCTTTAATAGTCCTGCAACTAATGCATTTATCAATATTGTGTTACCGCAGTTTGCACACGTTATTGGAATAACTGGAGTAATAGCACCATTGGGTCCGCCCAAAACAAAATTTCCATTATTAAATTCTCTCAATTCAAAAATTTTATCTGTGACATTCCATTTTCCTTCACCACATAAAGGGCATCTAGCACCATGCCATTTATTATTAAGAAAATCTATGATTTGCTGTCCATTTATTTTCTCCATTTTCTTTCTCCTAACATACATTTTGGTATATTTTAGCACTTTATTTTTCATATATCTAGCCCTTTCTATTCAAAAATGCCCTGTAACTTCTACAGGGCATTTCAAAAATGTATGTGATTTGAATTTCTCCATAGGAGAAAAGCAGAACATCAGGATTCGAACCTGCGGCTCCATGGCTCACGCTCACTCCCTCTCGGTGAGATGTTCTGGTAATCTGCCAGGTGGGTGCTGGCAGTCATCTAAGGGAAGGAGAACTCTGTATAATCTTCCACTGAGTTCAGTTTATAGCTTACTATATTTAAAGCGAACGTGACCGAACATTTTGTTATTTTTTTTAATTATTTTCCAGATACCTGTCATGACGCATCCTACAGCTGTCCTCTGTATACTTGGTTCTTCTTTTTGGAAAGCGTTCATTCATATTTAAGGCAACTGCTGCCCAGGTCATATCGTCCAGATATTTAAATCGAAATATCATTCTCAGGTCACTTTTGGGAACTTTCTCAATAAAATTGTCCACCTCATTAATCGCATTCTGAAGCTCATCCTCTAAGATATGTAATTTTGCTACTCTTTTCTTTATCATGCTTTTTACCTGATCACATTCAGGAAACGGATAGCCGGTGATTTTGATTGAGCCAAAGGTTCCATTACTTCTGGTTCCTTTTACTGTATCGGATACTACGCCTTCTTTTTCTATTTTCGCAAGTCTGCGTTCATCTTTGTCTATCCTATCTTGCAAATCCTGTATTTCCCCTTTTAATTCTATGTACTGTTCCAGGATATTCTTGTCCATCGGTATCGCTCCCCTTTCACAAATTCTTCAAATCTGTATCGCATATTACTCACATTTTCCGGGTATATTATTACTTGTACAGAGCAAAGAGTAATTGCAAATAAAACTTTTTCTTTTTCATACTTTTAGCCGGGAGCTTTTGATAGTTCCCGGCCTCCTTCTTTTTATCGGCTCCATTCATTTCCAGATCCTAAATCTTTTATCCTGGTTATCTTTAATCCCATGCGGTATGCCATTGCTCTGAGTATGCAATAATCTCTATATGTATGCTCTGGCATATGATCTGCTGCCCGGATTGCTTTGCTGGCTGTCGGATCCGGATAGCCTTCTTTGTTCTTTCCTGTCATTCTTATGTCCTCCCACATAATTTTAAAAACCAGTTTCTTCGCATTTCCCATTCGGTCCATATTGGATCCTGTTTTGCAATGGCTGTATCTACCACTTCTATTGCATATCTATGACCAATTGCATAATTTCCATAATAAGCTCCTGATACTGCACTTCCGGAACACTTCAGTCTTTCTGCTGCCTGTTTCAGTGTAACCGCCGCTTCTATAGTCTTTCCTGTCTTTATGTCTGTGATTTCATATAAATTCATTTCCTCTCCTCGTAGAATCTGCATTCCTTGCAGTTCATTCTGGCTGTAACATATTTACCTTTGATGATATGCATGTTCGGACAGGTGGGACGGGTATATACTGCTACAGCTCCGATGTGTCCTGTACTATGTTTACATATTTCTTCTCTTGTGCTCATTTTCATCCTCCAGATAGTTTTTACCAAATAGTTTTACAAATTCTTCTCTGCTGCCACACTTCTTTTCGAATGTCCTCTGGCCGATCCGCTGCAAGGTAATTCTGACTTCTTTGTTTCTATGTGCGGCGATTTCTGATGTTCTATGACATTCCGGGCAAAGATATACGGTTAAGCCATATTGCTCGGAGTATTTGCGGTTTGCACTGCCATAGATGTGATGGCGTTCTGTATAACCTGTTTTGCCACAGATGAAGCACTGATCTTTTACATCTCTGTCTATGATACTTTTGTGGTGCTTCTTCCGTTTTTTTCTGGCGGGTTCTTTGGGAAATAATAATCCTCCCTGTTTCATCTAGTGTACCTCCTTGCTTCTCTGAGCAGGTAATTCCTGTTCTGAATATTCCGGTTAAAGTCTTCTACTGTTCTGGTAGCTTCCTGTTTCTTCAGGGTTGCCAGTCCACCCCAAGGCTTACCGATAAAAACATGGTAATCCAAGCTGGTATAAATCAGCTCCTCTGGTGGATTTGAACCTATCACCTTTCTGAACAGCTTCTTTTTCTGTCTCTTATTCATTTCTTGCCGCCTTTCTTACTTTCTAAAAACCAGAGGCGAACAGAATCAAATTCCAGAAGCAAGGATATATCAAGTCGTCTGCTCAGTTTCCGGTCAATCTCTTTTACCTGGTATTTTTTAAAAATGTAGTCCCCGCTCGTTCTGGAGTTATTAACCTGCGCAGATGTACAGTGCAACTCATCTTTGATTTCTCCAGCTGTTACATTTTCCATCACCAGTTTGCCTAATCTGTCTCTCACCTCATATAATTTCGGAACCATCTTTCCTCCTTAGTGTCCTGCAAGGAATGTTTGTATCATTCTGGTTCTCCAGTCTGTCTGGTTGCTCGCCCATTTTTCGCACTGATCGTCGTCCTCTACCAGGCGACCGGTGTGATCGCAGAGACCGCCATCATTCTCTTTGCATGTTTCGCATGTCTTTTTCATTCTGTTTCTTTCTCCTCTCTTTATCGCTCGTTTTCATTACATGTTTTTGTGATTGCATCAATACAATCATTCCAACCAATTTTGTAGCTTGGTGGTTTTTCCCCCGCTTCTAAATACGCATAATTGTAAATTCCTGTTACTTTCATTTTCTCCGGCAATGGCTTCAATGGACACCAATCAGGTCTTGATTTGCTTTCACAATCATAATGTTCTTCTGTTATCAGAATTTCATCGCAGTCTAAACAGTCAGCTAATTCACACAAACCCTCATATTCAAGTTCGCCGCAGTATGCAGTTCCGAACGGGCAATCATAGCAATTCTCTGGTGTATCTATCACTAATACTGACTTATCGCGTTTTTCTCCTTTTTCCTGACGGTTTTCGTATTCTCTTAATTTCTCAAGCCATTTAATGATGTTTTTCATCATCGGGCCATCTGGAAGGATACACGCCATATCATTGTTTCTCCTTTCTCCTTCCTGCGATCTGACAGGCTCACACAGGAAGGATGTATCTATGTGAATTTTAGGGCACCCTTAATCTTCCCAGGGTCTTCCGTTATGGTCTACTTTTCCGTTTAACCATTCATTCCAGAAGTCCGGATCCAGAAGTGTGTTGTATGTCTTGTTTGCAAACTGCCGCATAGCTCTTGCTATATACTCAGCTGTTCCATAAGCTGTTAACGTATCTATATACTCTTTTCTGGTCTTAGGTTCTTCTTCCGGTGGCTCTGATTCGAATTGTGCCGGCGCAATTTCCAGTTCTTCCGGCACCATTTCGTTGGCCTCACCGAGATGGTCTTCCTGCAATTCTGGTTTCAGGTTGCTTTCTGGCTGTTCTTCCGGTTCTGGCATATATTCCGGATGGTTTTCAATGCTGTCCTGACCTGGAATCTGTGGTTCCGGCTCTGGAAGTGCTGTTTCTTGACTTTTTTCTATGTTTTCCGGCTGAGATTCTGGTGTTTCAGAATGGACATCTACTTTAGGATTTCCTGATGCGGAGTCCTCTTTTTCTGGAACTGCTGTTTTTTGACCTTCTTCATGATTATCCACAGTTTTTTCCACATTCTCCACCGATTCTGGCTGTTGCGCCGGCGCAATTTCCGGTTCAGGGCGAACATTGTGTTCGGGTATCGGATTCGATACGGGTTTTGGCGTAGGTTTCGGAATCTCTTTTGGTGTCGAACTATGCGTTTCCTCTGGGATTCCGAAGTAATTCTCATATGTTTTCGCTCCTGCTGCCGCTTCCGCAAATATCTCCCGTGTATATGTAAAAAACTGGTCCCAGGAGATATTCCTCATCTCTCCATTGAATATCTTGACTGTGATATCTTCCTGATGGAACATCAAGAAAACTGTTCCTTTTCGATAACTCATACTGTCACCAGGGTTGATGATCTGCGCCATTTCCTTGATGTTTCCGGACTGATATGCCTCACTGCTGTACAGGGTATTGAGGATTCCTGTCTTTTCCCGGAAGAATTCCTGGATCGTGGCGTGGAGCTTGTCCTCTGTACTCTGTGCAGATTTCCAATCTAAGAGATTCATCGGATTACTTTCATTTTCTTTGTTGAAGTCTTTTAACTCGCGGATGTCCTCTCTTTTATCCTCCGGATGAAAGATCTGTTGGTCTTCTTCCGGAAGCTGGAGCATTTCTACCAGGTTATTGAATTTGAATTCCCTGTACTGTTCCTGAAGCTCTGGTGTATCTCCCGGAACGGAATATTTCTCATATACTTTCATGAAGCGGCTGACTCCTGATGGATTCATGCCATATTCTGTTCTGGCAAATTCTGCAATGGTGTTGTATCCATCGTGTTTATAGGCTCCTGACTTATCTATGCGGGTCAGCTGCCATCCGATCCGCACGAAGCTTTTTACGATCCCTCCCAGTTCCTGTTTGATCTCATTCTTGCTCTGGATATAGTCATCCATACTTAACTGCATATATTCCATAGTATCCTCCTTATGCTATGCCTGCTGCCGGTACCTGAATCTTTATCTTCTTTTTTCGGATGCTCCGTTTATACCGGTTCAGGACATCATTGATGGTCTCTTTATCCGGCTGTCGGTCATATTCTGAATAGAACTGGATGATATGGTCGTCCTTCAGGCTGATCTCTATGGTGTAGTAGGGCTTTTCCAGTTCTGATTTTCTTCGCAGGAACAGGATCCAGCTGACGCCATCTGCCATCTTTCTCATGTAGGTGTCACTGCTTCCCACGCAATGGTGAAGGGTTCTTCCCTCGTCCATCAATTCTTTACATGTCCCTGCCGGTATGATCATGTATTCCCGGTCTTCCCAGAAGTAGTCTTTCATGCCCGGAAGTCTTTCTTTTATCCGGTCATCCAGTTTCTTATATCCTTCCAGCCGTTTATCATCCTTTCTCTGATTTCTCACTTCTACCAGCTGATCGTGCCTAGCCTTTAAATCCTTTGGAAATCTCACAATGTCGTCAGTGGTATCGTATCCCTCTTCTCTTGCCATACGCAGGTAGTCTCTCCATATGATTGTGAATTTACTTGGAGCTATTTTCTGTTTCTTCAGGTAGTTGACCATCCGGTTTACGCTTTCAAGTTCATTAAGGATATCCTGGCAGTCACTTATTTTTAAATTCTTTCCGGCAATCCATTCCAGACTTTCCTGTGTGATCCGAATGTCATTGTTCTGTTCATATTGGAGCCATCCCAGGATGGCAGTTCCACCGTTTATCGTTTTCAGCCTGTTTAGGTGGTTTCCGTCCAGCATCAGTGCTTCCCTGAGATTCCTTCCGTTTCTGTTGATCTCTGCCCAGTGATCATTTACGATATCTGCTGCCAGTCTTGTCAGACCGGCTTTTGCCAGATATTCCAGATAAGGGTGATTGTGGAAGGATATGATATAGATGTTTACGTTGAATTTCATGCCTGCATTTGCAAGGATATCCATTCCGCTGTGTTCCAGACCTCCGGCTTTTAACACTTCCGGAAGATTTCCGGGATACAGGTATGACGGAACGAATCTCTTTCCATGTGGTTTGTCCCAGAATTCCTGTGAAAATTCATCTGCTTCCTGAATCGTCCCGTACCATACTTTTCCCCAGGTTTCCCTTAGCGGTATGATGGCTCTGATCTTCTCGAACAGTTCTATGTCTTTTTTCCCTGCTGTCCATCTGCAGACTGCCTGGAACTGACGCTCCACCCACTTTTTGTCATATTGCTGCAAGATGGTTACCATGGCTTTGGCTGTCTTTTCCTCCTGTCTGCTGTTTGTCGTTACCGGTGCCTTGCATTTCGGGCATATGGTTTTTTCTCCATGCTTCCATCCGCTCTTTCTCCAGCCGGCATAACCGCAGGCGGTACAGCTGAATTCAGTCCGGTTCTCTTCTTTCTTAAAAAACAGGATGTTTCCCGGAAATAGTTTATCTTCTACCCACTTCTCTGCTTCCTCCGGCACACAGGGGACTTCTGCCATCATTTCATTGATTCTTTCCTGCTTCCGGATGTATGCCAGGTCTCTTTTTGTTTCATTCACTGTAGTCTCATAGCTGCCGATACTGTAGGTATCCAGAAAATCATATACCCTGTCTCTATCTTCCTGTGCAGCCCACTCCATATCCGGGGTGCTGTGGTAAAAGTCGTTTTTCAAAACCGGCTGGCCCATGCAAAGTCTGAGTACATTTTTGAGCCCGCAGGTTGTCCATGTTTCATTTACCCATGTACTGTGATTTTCTTTATCTGCGAAATACCGGGCTTTCAGTTCTCCTTTTACAAACAGGCT